GGTGAGGCTATATTTATTGAGTGCAAAGAAAAGACCGACACTTTGAAACCTTTACAGGAGTACCGAATAAAGCAGTTGAATGATTTAGGATTTAAAGCATACGTAAATAAAGCATTATGACAATTAATTACGGTAATTTCGCCACAATTAAATAAACCAGCCAATGGCAAAGCCAACACAACTAGGATTAATCGCAATGAAGTATATTGAGAAGTTTCCAAATAGTAGTAAGAATACTTTAGCCGAGAAAATGTTTAATGAAAATCCTTTAGTGTTTAATGATGCCGAACACGCAAGAACCGTTATTAGGCACTACACTGGTGCAATGGGTAAGAAAACCCGAAAGGCTACTTCACCCAACTTGGCAATGGAAAGTGATTTTAGCGCACAAAACCCATACGGACTACCCGAAAGCGAAGAGAAGCCAAGCGTCATTTATAAGATGCCAACGGCTAACAACAATATTTTAGTCCTATCCGATGTTCATTTGCCATACCAAAATAACAAAGCACTAACTCTCGCACTTGACTACGGCAAAAAAGAAAACATAAACACCATTCTTTTACTCGGGGACATAATGGATATGCACAAAGCTAGTTTCCACGAACAAGACCCAAAGAAGCGTGACTTGGCTTATGAGTTTGAGATATGCCGTAACTTTTTAGACGTGCTACAAAAAGCATTCCCACTAGCTAAAATATTTTTTAAGGAAGGCAATCACGAAATGCGATGGGAGCGATACCTAAGGGTGAAAGCACCAGTTATTTTGGATATGCAGGAGTTTAGACTTCAAACTATTCTGCGACTTGGTGAGCGTGGGATCACTTGGATAGCGAACAACCAAGTAATGAAGATTGGCAAACTTTACGCCATACATGGCAATGAGTACAAAGGTAGCGGAGGGATTAATGCGGCTCGGACTTTGTGGCTACGTTCGGGAGAAAGCACCATCTGCGGTGATAAACATAAAACGCAAACGATGCTAAAGACAAACATCAGCGGAAAAGTACACGGCACTTTTGTGATTGGATGCCTTTGCGAATTGAACCCAGACTACTTGACTTTGAATGAATGGAATTTAGGATTTGCGGTGATTAAGGTATTAAAGGGTGGCGAGTTTGAGGTGTACAACAAATCTATTATTGACGGTAAAGTTTTGTAAGATGGACCAGCTATACCAATGGACTTTTCAAGTATTAGATTATAAAAACTTTGAAGGCACTAACATTGTGGTGTATGCACCAACGTACAAAGATGCGCTTCGTAAAATACGTGATTTGAAACTTCCACAACTATTGACCTTTGACGAAATCGAAGATGGGGTTAAACTTATCCAAGTTTATGAAATGGATTTCATTAGTGAATTAGAACAAGAAGAAATATCCGAACCCGAAGAAGAATGAAATAATGTGCATTATGCCGCACTTTTGCGGTTAATGAATGATTAAGCTAACGGAATGATTAAAAGAAAATAATTGAACTATTTTATTATATTTGCATAACGGTTCATCTCACATTATAAGCCGAGAAAAATATTGCCCTTGTTAATGAAACCGAAGTGAGATGCGGTGGATTTGATAAGGGCGTTTTATTTTAAAAAAATACTATGTTAAAAATCAAAGAAGAATTTAAAAAGTTAATACCAGCTTTAACAGCAGAAGAATTTAATCAATTAGAACAAAATTGTTTAGACGAAGGTATAAGGGAAAAAATAATTACTTGGAATGGTTTTATAATTGATGGGCATAATCGCTTTGAAATAGCTACAAAGCACCAGTTGAAGTTTGAAACCGAAAGTAAACATTTTGAAAGCGAAAATGATGTAAAAGAATGGATGATAAACAACCAGTTTGGGCGCAGAAATTTAAGCAACTATCAACGAAGTGTTTTAGCCTTGCAATTAGAAAGTGTATTTAGTGAAAGGGCAAAGGAAAATTTAAAACTTTCAGATGGTAAAGGTAAGCAGAAATCTGCGGAGGTTAAGATAGAACCTATTGAAACACGAAAAGAAGTTGCAAAGGTTGCCAATGTTTCACACGATACTATTGCAAAGGTAAAGAAGATTGAAGCCGTAGCAACGCCCGAAGTAAAAGCACAATTAAGCACTGGCGAAATAAGCATTAACCAAGCCTATCAAGAAATAAAGAAGGAGGAAAAGAAAGCCGAACACACCGCAAAGGTTTTAGAAGCAAGAGTTGAAACAAAGGTGAGCGACAACATTATTTTAGGTAATAGCCTAGAAGTTTTAGAAACCCTAGAAGATGGGTGCATTGATATAATTTTAACAGACCCACCTTATGGAATTGATTATGTTTCTAATCGTTCAATTTATGATAATACAATAACAAAAAGAGGATTACTAAACGATGGAAAGGATGAAGCCTTTGACTTATTGGATAAAACTTGTGAGGTATTGCAAAGAAAAACAGCCGAAAACTCACACCTATATTTCTTTTGCAGTTGGGCAGTATTTAGTAATTTTGAAACAATTATAAGTAAATATTTTACTATCAAAACGCCCATTGTTTGGGACAAAGGCAACAAAGGGAGTGGTGATTTAGATAATGACTGGGGCAATCAGACTGAAATAGTTATCTATTGTGTTAAAGGTAAAAAGCTTGTAAACAATAGAAGAGGCAATTTAATTAGTGTTCCAAGATTGCACACTTCAAAAATGGTACACCCTACCCAAAAGCCAAACGAACTAATAAAACAAATACTAGAGGTTTCATTTACTGATGGTGATTTTATTGTTGACCCATTTATGGGTTCAGGAAGCACCGTAAAAGTTTGCAATGAATTAAAAGCGAAATGTCTGGGTATTGAATTAGACAAAGAAATGTTTAACATAGCAAATAATTACATCAATGGAAATTAGGGAATTAGAGCGCAAATTTATTAATGACATCAAGTCTATCGTTTACCAAAACATTAGTAATTTACCTAAAAATTGTTTTGTTGTTAATGAAAGTTCAGAAGTTGAAGACACTAGACTGTCTTTTGATTTATATTTTAGCGCAGACATACAAATATCTGTTAGGATAAGGTCTTTTAAATACAGAAACTACAATGACATCACAATTAGAAGCAGGGCAAAAAATGGTGGATTAACAGAAATTGATAAACTAATTGACGGCAAAGGACAAATTTATTTTTATGGTGTTTTATCTGAAAACGAAGAAAAAATAATAAAGTATATTTTGTTTGATATTGATAAAATTAGGAATAAGTTAAAGGAAAATGGAGTAGAAAAAACTAATTTTGATGGGACTAAGTTTAAATGTTATACCTTTGATTTCTTAAAAGATAATAGTGCAATAATTAATTACTATTTTTGACCCATGCCAATACCTAAACCAAACACCAACGAAAGCAAAGACGATTTCATGCAGCGTTGCATGAGTGATGATGTTATGGTCAGCGAATACAAAGACGAAGCGCAAAGATACCGACTTTGTTTATACAGCCATGCAAATGATTTGAAAGCGCAGAAAGAAATCTTAAACGCTGAAACGTACACCGACTACCCGAAAGCCGCAACCGAGAACGCTAAACGTGCTTTAAAATATAGAGATGAAAGTGGAAACCCAAAAGGATGCGGTACACCAGTAGGATGGGCAAGGGCAAACCAACTAGCAAACCGTGAACCAATTAGCCGTGAAACAATAGCACGAATGGCATCATTTGAACGGCATAGACAAAACAGCAAAGTACCTTACAAAGATGGATGCGGTGGTTTAATGTGGGACGCATGGGGCGGTGATGAGGGAGTTGCATGGGCACAAAGAAAATTAGAACAGATAGATAAGACTTAGTTAATGTTTTATTTTATCTTTGCACTAAAATAGTATAAAATAGTGGACAATGGGATTTGAGAAAGGACATCAAAAAATAGGCGGCAAGGTTAAAGGCACTCCAAATAAATTAACTAGAACGGTCAAAGAAACCGTTTTAGCCGTGTTTGATGATTTACAAGCCGACCCGAAAGCAAACCTATTATCGTGGGGAAAAGAGAACCCTACTGAGTTTTACAAGATAGCAGCTAAACTAATCCCAACCGAAGTAAACGCAAATGTTGAGGTTCACAAAAAAGAACTCCCACCGTTTATGAAGTCAAATGAAAGCCAATCCTAACTTTGATTATTTACATGATAAGATTAACGAGCAACGAATAATCCTTTTGCAAGGCGGTACACGTAGCGGAAAGACTTATGCTACTATTTACTTTCTAATTGACTTCTGTTTGCTTTACACTGGAATGGAAATAGACTTAGTTCGTGATACGTTTACTGCACTAAAGGCAACAGCGTGGAAAGACTTCAAAGACGTGCTATTGAGTTTGGATTTATATCATGATAAGTTTCACAATAAGACTGATCACACCTACGAGTTAAACGGCAACACGATAAGCTACTACGGTGCAGATACTCCCGACAAGATACATGGTCGAAGTCGTGACATTCTTTGGATTAACGAGGCGCACCAGTTCCCACAAGAAACTATCGACCAGTTATTCCCACGTACACGATACCGAATTATAGCCGACTACAATCCTGCACTAGGTTTAGAACATTGGCTTGACCCTTACATTGAAAAGCATCCACCATTAGTGACCACTTATAAAGACAATCCGTTTTTAACTCAGTCACAAATCGAGGACATCGAAAGCAGAAAGTCAAATCAATATTGGTGGACAATTTACGGAAGTGGTGAACGTGCAAACCGACAAGGCGCAATCTTCACGAATTGGACGATGGGAGATTTTGACAATTCACTCCCATACGTTTACGGTCAAGATTATGGCTTTAGTGTTGACCCGACAACCTTAGTCAAAGTGGCGGTTGACAATAACCAAAAGGTTATATATTTGCACGAAGAGTATTATGGAGTTGATAAACTAGGTACTGATGACCTTTTCAAACTTAATAGCCAACTAATCCAAAAGCCGACTGATATAATCGTGGGTGATAGTCATGGTCAACAAAATAGATTAGTTGATGATTTAAGGCGAAAGGGTTTAAATATAAAACCATGTACCGATTATTGTAGAGGTTCATCAGAAATGATACCAAGTGCGAACAACTATAAAATAATAATAACACCAACATCGCACAATTTGCGAAAAGAATTATCTAACTATATTTGGAACGATAAAAAAGCAGGAATACCAGTTGATGCATTTAATCACGCACTTGACGGATTTCTTTATGGCTTTGCGTTTCTAACCAAGCACAAAACAAGCACAGGAATAAGAAAAAACAGTTTGATATGATACAAGGGAAAATAAACGAGGAGATCATAAACATCCCGACTAATTGGGGTGATGTACCGTTTAAGAAGTACATCGAGTTTTTAAACCATGAAACAGCACTTGACCAAGCTAGTTGTTTACTAGGTGTGCCGACCACAACATTAAACAAGTTAAACAGCGAAGCACTAGGAGCGTTATTTACGGCATTACAATTTATGCACGAAGCACCAAACGCTTACTTAGAAAAAGATAAAGAGATTGACATTGGGCGTGAAAGCTACGGCAAACTAGAGATGGCGAAGTCTTTACTCCTTCAACATGACAAACCGAAGGACGCTTTGATTGGCATTGCGAAGATTTATACTGAAATTGACTTTAGCGAAGTGCCTACTGATGAGGCTAATCCGATTTGCGCTTTTTTTTTTCTGCACTCAAAAAGTTCTTTGAGCGTTATAAAAGATTGAACGACTACAAACCAAGTCAAGCGGAGGCAATAGCGAATGTTGATAGGTTCAAGAAGTTCGGAGCAAAGGCAACTATCTTTGCCATGATGGACAGATGGGGCAAAACTATTGAAGAGGTCACAAATATGCAGGCGACTTTAATTTACGACATTCTCCTTCACGACTTTGAAAAGTCGATGTATCAAAAAGATTTACAAGCGGCACAACAGCAACAGCAGAAAATGTTTAAAAAATAAACTTTAAAAAAAGTTTAGAAAAAGTTTGGAAGTGTAAAAAATGTTTAGCTATATTTGCATATCATTTAACCAAATAAAAAATAAACCTATGAAAAACACACCATCAACACAATTACAGACATTATTTGTAGAATTATTAAACGCTGAATTATCTAGCTACAAAAGAGTTAGTTTAAATATGCTTAATAACACAATACTTTTCATAACAGAAAAACATGGCTTTAATCAATATCCAATAGAGTATTGGTACACATTAGCATCGGCAAAAGGTTTTAAATATAGTCTTTAAACAAAAAGGGGCGAGGCATCCTATCAACCTCAAAAAACCAAACCAAACCAACCAAACCTATGAAAACAAAACACACAAGCGTAAGCAATAACACGCTATTAGAAACGGCTAATCTGTTAGCCGCATTATCAAACCTTATAGAACGGGACTATCTGCACGTTGCTGAAAACATCAGCCAGTCAATAAAAAAATCTATCGACCTTGAAATGGACAAGGTGCAAAAAGAAATTGAGAAGCGAGAAAACTATTAGCCTAATATTGAAGCCACAAAGAAGAAAGCCACCCTAAAAAGTGGCTTTTTTTATTTACTTTTGCTTTATGTACTTAGATACCGTAGACTTCATAAAAGGCATTTGCCAAACCATTAACCCGAACGGCACGTTTTATCATGGGCGTGTTAGCGATGCGAATTTAGCCATCAAGGACAATCCGATGCCACAAATACACCTATACCCTTTTCGTGTTCAAAACCCGAGCAATATGGGCGTAGACGTGAACCCAAATATATTAATGGCGTTTCTGTTTGACGGTTCGCCTCACGATAGTGCAGATGACTTGTTAAACAGCACAGACGAAGCCGACACGATGCAAAGGCGTTTTCATCTAGCTTTACAAGGTAGCGGCAAGATAGTAAGCAACTACGAAGCAGAACCGTTTTACAAGCAGTTTAGCGGTGTGACGAACGGAATGTTTGTAAGGTTTCAACTTCAAATCAAATCCAGCAAAGTTTGTGAGGTATGATAAACCTAGAAGCACGACTAAACGAATTAGGGGTCAAATTAACCGAGCAGTTGGTAAATGACATCCAAACCAAGCTAATACAGCGAAGGGGCGCAAATGGCACGTTTGAGAGCGTGGTGAACGCAAGTGGCAAGTTAGCCAAGTCAATACGGTTTGAAGTAACCAACGGAACGGTGCTAAGCATTTACGGCAATGATTATATTCAATATTTGCAAAACGGTAGAGGACCAACTAAAGGCGGAGGCAATGGAGCGGTTAAACGTGCGATAAGGCAATGGATAGATGACAAAGGAATTATCCCAGATGGAATAAGCAAAGATAGTTTAGCCTTCTTAATTGCAAGGCGAATACATCAAGAGGGTTCGACCATATATCAAGCAGGTGGGAGCGATTTAATTAGCGGAATATTTAACGAAGAATTACAGCGAAGCATCGAAGCAGAGTTTGCACAATTATTGGTTACAGAAATTCAATCTGAGATTTTTGAATTATTGGCGGCATAAATAAATAGGACACGAAAATAATAACGGCTTAGAGTTGTTTAAATTTGCAACATGAGCCGAGCCAACGACTATTTACTTTTCCAACGTCCTTATAAATGGGTTAGCGCACATCGAGAGTTCACATGGGTGTACTCTTTACCCACACGACCATTCTTTTATTTCCCTAATAACGGTCTTATTCAAGTGGTGTTGACTTCTTCATTTAGTGCTGACTTAGAAGTGGGAAGCCGTATCTACTTTCGGAACTTTGGGGCGTTGACTGGCTTCCATGTGGTGAAGTCAATCACAAGCCAAAGCAACTTTACTTTGCAAACAGCGTATCCGAGTACGGTGATTAGTTCCGTTGGTGCAGGTTGTGAGTTTGTTGACTTGCCTAGCGTGACCGTTTATGCAGGTTGGAATAGTGGCGAATTGATTATAGGGGGCGTGGATATGTCAACCGTTCAGCCTTACAAGCTAATCGCTACATTCAGACCCGAAGCAGACCTAAATGGGCGGTTAAGGTTCAACCTAAGCGGATATGCACAAGCGGCATTCCCTACGCCTTACAAAATACTTTACAACATAGACGAAGTTAATTACAACATAGATAATGGACCGATAATTGTAGGTGGCAAAGAGTACATTTATCTACGCCACTTTTTTAATGGTTCACTAAAGGGGTTCAACTACGTTGCTAATAGTGGGTTAACGGTTGAAGATTTAAACCGATATTATGTGAAAGCCAACTCGATTAGCGAGTGCGGTTTTACCAAGCTATTTATTGATGGAGATAGACAAGAAACAAGAACAATAAACGAAAATCAAATATCATGGCTATAAAAAGTAAAACACAATTAGCTTCCGACATTGCAGGGAGTACATTTAGCGCACCTCAGCAAGTTATCTTAGATGACATGGTTGACAGCTACCAAGACTTAGCTATTCAGCTAACAACGGCACAACGGAACGCAATCGCTACACCAGCGAATGGCTTACTAATTTACAACACTGACAATAGTCAGTTTGAATATTACAACGGTGCGAGTTGGGCGAGTATGTCGAGCGGTTTAGGGAGTACGCAATCCGTAAGCGTAGCGATTGGAAGCGCACAGATATTGGCAGGGAACACAACACCTGTGCAATTAGTAGCAGCACCAGGCGCAGGTTTGGCAATTATACCGATTTCAGCAGTGGTAAAATATACATACATTACAGCGGCTTATGCTACAAATACAAGCCAAGTTATTTACCTTGATACATTAAACGGTAGTGATAATGCATTAATTCTTATTCAAACAATGTTAGCTCAAGCGGCAAATAAGAGTGCGGTTAGGTCAGCAAATAGTGCTGTTGATGAAAATAGCATTATAGCAAACAAGGCTTTAATGTGGGCGATTGAAACAGGCAATCCAACAGCAGGGAGTGGAAGATTAGACATAACCGTTATTTACACGACAATACCTTACTAATGATTAAGAAAGTCAAGACCTACGTTAAAGATGCAACGGACAGCGGAAACATTCAAGGTTTCTTCGATGACGCTATTATGCAAGGTTCAACGGCTTCGACATTTAACGGTTTGGGTATTGATGGCAATTACACTTCAGCACCAGCGTGGTTTACAGAGTTTGGAAACTTCCCCTTATCAATAGGTTGGAATATCGATTTAGATAATGCTGATGTTGGGTTCTATTCGTTTAGTTGGACATTAAGCTACGGAGCTACTGATGTGGAGTACATAGTGGAGTTAAACCTACAAGCCTACAATCAAATTGACTTGCCAACTAATTGCAACACTAAATTGTTAGCGTGGTTAACAAGACAAGGCGGTTGGGCGGTATTCCCATTTAACGGCAATACTACTTTTGAAACAGAGATCCCCGATGCAGAAACATACCAAACGCCACAATATCTAACAGCCGTTAGCGAACGTAGAGGCGTAACCGATAGCGAGATACTTACCACAGGAGATATTCCACAAGAGGCATTGGCTTACATGGAAAGTTTAAAGCAAACTTCACAAGCGTACATTAGAAACACATTGCAAGATGGAACGATTGAAATAGTGCCAGTGTTAATTGAGGCAGGAACATTCACCAAGCGAAACACAAACGACAAATTTTTTGATGTGAGCGTAAGAATTATTTACGCTACTGAAATAACTATGCAAAATGGCTAGTGAGTTATACATCGAAGATAAGTTAGTTGACTTGCCTACTGATGCCGACATTAGTATAGAATACGCCATTGCGAAGATTGGTGAAATTGAAAAGCGAAGCGGAGTACGGTCAGCCGAATTTACTATTCCAAAGACGGCAAAGAATAAAGCCATATTTGAAAATCCCGATGATGTAAATAACATTGGCACTAAGCCATATAGAAGGCTAAAAGCACGTTATTATTCCAACGGTATAGACCAACAGATTTCATTTGCAACTCTAAAGGAAAGCGCACAAGGTTACAACGTCAACATTTACGGTGGCAATAGTGATTTCTTTGCGGCTTTAAAGGATGGCAAGTTAACTGATATTGATTTTAGTGCTTATGACTATTATCACACCTTGACTAACTACGTTGCAACGAGAACGGATTTAGACGTTCCACGTTCAATCGCTTTGAATGTTGAGCAACCTACTGCAATAGCTTTGGGCAATATTGC